GCGATTACAGGGTAGCTCCCTGTGTGAAATCGCGAGACGTAAGAACCCGCTCCTTTCCCGTATCGGGGGCGGGTTCTTCGGTTCGTAGATGCGGGAGATACGGGGGCAGAAATGCCAAACAGAGAAGCAAGGAATTAACCGCCGAAAGGCGGTTTTTTCATATGCCCACGTGGTGGCTGACCACGGGATGACGACAGCCAAAGGCTGGAAAGGGGACCGAGATGTCCGAAGAGAACACCTCACAGGTGGAGAACGCCACGCAGAGCGCATCTGCGGAGCGCACGTTCACTCAGACGGAGATGGACGCCATCATCGGCGAACGCCTCAGCCGCGAACGCGCAAAGTACGCCGACTACGGCGAACTCCAGGCGAAGGCCGCGAAATTCGATGAAGCGGAGGAAGCCTCCAAGAGCGAGCTGCAGAAGGCGGTAGAGGAACGAGACAGGCTCAAGGCCGAGCTGGACGAGCTGAAGAAGGAGCGCGAGCGCGCCGAGCTGGTGGCGAAGGTCGCCACCGAGAAGGGTGTCGACGCCGAGCTGCTTTCCCGTATGTCAGGCGACGTCGAGGAGAATGCCGAATTCCTCAAAAAGCAGGTAGACGCGCTGCCAAAGCACGGCAGCGTGCCCGACTACGGAGAGCCGAGCGGCTCGGTCGGGAAGAAAACGAACGCCGAAAGGTTCGCAGAGCAGCTTTTCGGCACCAAGTAGAAAGGATTCCGCAATGACGGCAATCGATATCTCCCGCCAGACTTCCGGCGTCATCTTCGACAAGGAAGTCTCCAGCGAAATCATCAGCAAGGCAATCGAGAACTCGGCGATCATGCAGCTCGCGCAGCGCATGCCCATCGCCGGCAACGGCAAGAAGTACCAGACCATCACCGGCGACCCCGTGCCCGAGTGGGTCGGCGAGACCGCAGCGAAGCCCGTCGGTAAGTTCGATTTCGGCACCAAGGAGGTCATGCCCTACAAGATGGCCCTGATCGTGCCGTTCTCCAACGAGTTCAAGCGCGACAAGGCAGCTCTGTACGCCGAGTGCATCAACCGCCTGCCGAAGCTGTTCGGCCGCAAGTTCGACGCAACCGCGATGTCCACTTCCGCTCCGGGCGAGAACTTCGACGTATTCGGCAGCGCCGCGAAGATGTCCATCCTGCCCGACACGGGCATCAGCGTGTACGACCGATTCGTCGGCGTCGACGCGCATATCAGCGACGCAGACGGCATCATGACGGGCATCGCGCTCGCCCCGAAGGGCCGCTCCATCGTGCTCGGCGCGAAGGACGGGGACGGCAAGCCGCTGTTCACCCCCGGCGTCCAGTCCGGCCAGGTCGGCGACATCCTCGGAGCCGACGTGTCCGTCAAGAAGGGCGTCTACGTGGCTGGCGCCGCGCCTGCCATCCCCGCCGTCGTCGGCCTTGCGGGCGACTTCGACGAGTGCGCCTACGGCGTGGTCGAGGCCATCCACGGCGACATCTCCGAAGAGGCGACCCTGTACTACAAGAACGAGGCTAACCAGGACGTCACGCTGGCGCTCTGGCAGCACAACATGTTCGCGGTGCGCTTCGAGATCGAACTCGCCCTCATGATCCGCGACATCAACAAGTTCGCGCTTCTGACCGGAGAAGTTCCGAGCACCACGACCACGACCACGACCGGCGCTTAACCATGAAAGCCGAGGTCATCCAACCCTTCTACGACCTCGAGACCGGGCTCGGCTGCGTGCCTGAGAACTGCTACGCCATCGGCGACACGTTCGAGGGCACCGCAGCCCGCGTCAACTATCTCGCGGAGAAGGGTTTCGTGAAGAAATCGCCCGCGCAGAGGCGCAGGGCGCAGACGAAGGGAAAATAAGATGACGGCGTTCGCGACTGTAGCGCAGTACAAGGCGAAATACGACACGGACATGTCAGACACCTCGCTGGCCGTCTGGCTCGCGGACGCGTCCGACATCATGGCGGCGGAGATGGACAAGGCGGGAATCGACTACTCGAACCCCGACGAGGATTTCGCTGCCAGATTGTGCCGTGTTTGCCGCGATATGGTCCACCGCGCTATCGGCGATGGCTCCGCTTCGGCTATGGGTATCCCGTTCGGCGCGAAGCAGGCGTCCATGGCCGCTGGCGGCTACACGCAGAGTTTCACGATGGACAACCCCTACGGCGACCTGTACCTCAAGGCTGCTGAGCGCCGCGCGCTGGGAATCGGCAGCGGTGGATTCGCGGTCGCCATCCCTTCGTACGGCAATGCGGAGGTGGCGCCCGATGATTAGGGGAACAGATGTGACGCTGACGAGCCGCGCGGTCGCAAGCCGCGACGAGATGGGCGAACCCGTCTTCGCCGTAACGACCACGACGGTAGGCAACGTGCTGTGGCACGAGGCGTCGACCGAGGACATTGACGAGTCGAACCGCATGTTCGGCGTCACCTGCGACTTGTCGCTCGACTTCCCGAAAGCGTACACGGGCAGCCTTGAGGGCGCCGTTGTCGAGGTGCGCGGCAAATCCTACCGCATACTCGGCGACCCGGCGGGCTACATGCCCGAGAACACGCCGACGCCATGGAACCGTCGCGCTTTGGCGGTGAGGTCAGATGGCTGACGCAAAGTACGTCGCATCGCATGAAGGTATGGTCGAGCTGCTCGGCTCCGATTCCATAAACGCGGCAGTCGCCGAATGCGCAGCGAACATCCGCGACAGGGCGAACGCGATGGTGTCCTCCGACACGATGGTCAACGACGCGTTCTACTCGTCCTACACGAAGGATTCCAAGAGCATGGCGCGCGCATCGGTTTACACGGGCAACCCGCACGGCTACAACGCCTGCCTGTCCGATAACGTCCTACTGAAAGCATTGGGGTGATTCTGATGAACGTCGAGCAGGCGCTAATCGAGCTGCTGGTGGGCAAAGGATGGGATGCCTATGCCAGCGTGCCGAACCCGACGCCGACGACGAATTTCGTCACGGTTGAGCGGACGGGCGGCGGCACGCGCGACAAGGTCGACCATCCCGCGATCACCGTCCAATGCTGGGCCGACACGCGCAAGGAAGCTGCTGGCATGGCCGATGCCGTGCGCTGCGACCTCGAATCGCTTACAGGGACGGGCGGCTTTGGAGCCGTGACCGTCGAATCAATCTATCACTGGCCAGACCTGCAATCGCGGAAGGCGCGGTATCAGCTTGCCGTCTCCGCGACGGCGCACGTCTGACGATAAAGAAAGGAGCCGTAAATGGCTGTTGATTCCAAAAAAATCATCATCGGCGCGCCCGACCAGGCCACCACTGGTGCCGTCGCGTACGCCGACGTGGGGACGGCGCTGCCGACCACCGCTATCGCGTCGCTCGACCCCTCCAAGTGGGCTGATACGGGATATGTGAGCGAGGACGGCGTCACGCTCACGCCCAATTACAACACGAACGACATCAAGGACTGGAGCAAGGGCGCCGTCCGCACGCTGCTGAACGAGTTCACCGGCGAGGTGAAATTCGCCTTCATCCAGACGGACTACGCTGCGCTGGTCGCAATCTTCGGCGCTTCCAACGTAACGAAGACGGCTGCAACCGCTGGCCACGGCGAGCAGATCACCGTCAAGATGGGCGCTCGCATGGCCCCTGCGAAGTCGTGGTGCTTCAGCATGAAGGACGGCGACGCACGCGTGCGCATCGTGCTGCCGAACGCGCAGCCAGTCCTCGACGGCACCATGTCCTTCGCCGCCGACGAGCCCATTACATGGGGCGTCTCGCTCAAGTGCAACGCGGACAGCAACGGCGACAACATCATCATCTTGACCGATGATGGCGTGACCACGACAACGACGACGACGACGGGAGCATAGACATGACCGTGCAGATCCAGCGCGTAGAGGCGAAGATGTTCGAGTTCGCCTTGGGGGACGAGAAGGAGGTCCACCGCATCCCGCTCGCGGCATATCTGCCGTGCGATTTCGTGGACAGGGCGCGCAACGGCGAGACGGACGACCGCTTCGCCTTCGCGATGCTCCATGAATTCTGCCCTGAGCTGGACGGCGATCAGAATCTCAATCTGGCGACCGTCAAGGCGATTTTCGACGGCTGGAACGAGGCTTCGCGCAAAGACGGTGCCGACCTGGGAAAATAATCAGCCTCGTCAGTACAGTCGAAGAGTACGGCGAGGCCATCGATTTCGACCTCATGACTCGGACGCGCTGGACGCTGCGCGATTGGGAGGGCGGGCGGCTCGACAGCCGCTCGCTTTACCGATTCCTGATCGGGCTCGGCGCTGATTCGGCGTTCTTCCAGGCATCGCATCCCGACGACGTCGGGACGGCGGCATGGCTCGACGGTACCGCCGAGTGTGCGCTCATAGCTGAGTTGATAGACGTGGTCAGAGCGTCTGCGTCCGCTCTGGCTTACAAGGGCACGGGCAAGAGACCGCCGAAACTCGAACCGTATCCGCGCCCATGGGTGAAGAGCCAGAGCATACGCCACATAGGGCGCGACCCGATAAGAATCGGCGATTTCGAAGATTGGTACTACGGAGGTGAGTGATGGCGACGGAAGTCGGCGTTGCATACGTCAACATAATCCCCAAAACCGACGGATTCAGCGCGTCCGTGGCCGACGCAGCCCAAGACGCTGGAAGCGAAGGCGGCAAGGCGGTATCCAACGGCATAATGGGCACGCTGGAGTCGACCGTCGGCGACCTTTTCAACACGGGCGGCGAGATGGGCAGCGCGCTTTCGGGCGGGATGGAATCGTTCCTGAGCGGTGCTGGCAAGCTGGCGATAGGCGCAGCCGTAGCTGCCATCGGTGTCGAGGCGCTCATCCAGCTTGAGAAAATCGGCGAGGAAATCGACGCCATGACCGACGAGATCATCGTCGGCACGGGCGCATCGGGCGAATCGCTTGAGGAGATGCGCCAGATCGCGATGGGCATGTCGCGCGATGTGGCGGTATCTTTCGGGACGAGCGGCGACATCGTCCAGGATTTCAGCACGCGCCTGGGGCTGGCTGGCGACGACCTGCAAGAAGTCGCCACGCATGCCGCGAAGCTGGACCATATCCTCGGCGGAATCAACTACGACAAGATGGCGACCATGTTCAACCTGTGGGGCGTGGGCGCAGACGAGATGACCTCTAAAATGGACTACATGTTCGGAGTGGTCCAGAGCACGGGCATAGGCTTCGATTCGCTGACCAGCATCATGCAATCGAGCGGTTCGACGCTCCAGATGCTCGGCTTCAGCTTCGAAGAATCCGCGAACCTTGCCGGCATGCTGGATAAGTCTGGCATCGACGCATCGTCCACCATGAACAAGCTGTCCAGGGCGCTCACCGAGCTGAACGAGCCCGGAGAGTCTGCGCAGGAGACATTCCGCCGCACGGTTGACGAGATGCAGGCGTACATTGATGAGGGCAACGAGGCCGCTGCGCTTGAGATCGCCGAGCAGCTTTTCGGCACGCGCGGTGCCGCGCAGTTCATCGGCGCGCTGCAATCTGGCGCTTTCGAGATGGATAACCTGTCGAATGCCGCGCTCGGTGCGTCAGGCAACATCGCCGAAACGTACGAGACCACCGAGAGCTGGCCTGAGCAATGGCAGCGCATCCAGAGCAGCATAGCTTCCGCTCTTGAGCCGATAGCCACTGGCATCTTCTCGACCGTCGGCAGCATCCTTGAGGGCATCGGCGATGCGATGAACTTCATCTGGGAGAAATCCGAGCCCGTGCGCGAGGTCATCGGCAATATCGCCGCTGGCATCGGCGAGAGGCTGGGGCCCGTCATCGAGGCGATATCGCCAGGGCTCGAAGCATTCGGCTCGTTCTTGGGCGATGTCCTCGCCGTGGCGTTCGAGGCAATCGCGACGGCGGTGCAGACTGTAGCTGACGTCATCTCATGGGTATGGGACAACGTCTTCGTTCCGTTCGCCGAGTGGCTTCAAGAGACTTTCGGCCCCATCATCGAGGCCGTCGGCGGATTCTTCCAGCGGGCAGGCGAGGTCATGTCCACGTCGATGGATCAGGCGAACCAAGCCGTCATCGACAGCACGTCGTATATGTACGGCTCGGTCGACCAAGATTGGCGCAACCTTCGCATGCAGGCCGACGGAACGTGGGCATACGTCGAGGATACCGTGACCGATTCCGTGCAGGGAGCGGAAGCAGCGGTGGAAACGGCGACGGACAACATCGAAGCCGACATGGGCATGCCGAATCTGCCGTACGAGGTCGGCTACACGTTCGACAAGGTCGAGTACGAGATGACCGAGCCGATAGACGATGCTGTATACGATATCTCATCGTCGCCGAACACCATCATAAGCAGCTTCAGGGGCATCGGCTCCAGCCTTTCGAGCGCATTCGGCAACGTCTACTTCCCGCAGCCGCACGTCTCATGGAATTACATCGAAGTGCTCGGTAAGAGCATCGCAATCCCGCGCGTGCAATGGTACGCGACAGGCGGCTTCGTGGACGGAGCCACGCTGATAGGCGCTGGCGAGGCGGGGCCTGAGATGATTCTCCCGCAGCGCGGCGCTCTGATGGACGAATTCGCCGACGCAATCTCCGACAGGATAAGCGGCGGCAACAACGTGACCGTCTATTTGCAGTATGACGCGGGCGAGGATGCGAATCAGATCGCAACCGACATAGCCCACGTACTCGAACGCAAACTCGCAATGGAAGGCGCAGCATAATGACTAATCCGAATTGGAACATGGCCAGCCTTGCCGCGCCTTCGCGCGAGGGCATGGACGTGACGGCGAAGTGGGAAGTTCCAGCCGCATGCCTAAAGACCGATGCGAGCGACAGGACGCGGTTCGATGGCGAGGAGATGAAATGGGTCTTCTCCGCCACTCCGACTGCGAACAGCAAGGAGACGAGCAGGAGAGAGGACCTTGCCCGCGACAGCTCCAGCCGAAACGCCTCTAAGAGCGACACGCGCAGCATCACGCGGCGAAACTACTACCCGCTCAACGCAAGCGTGCGCCTGACCTCGGTGGACTTCTGGGTGCGCGGCTACAACTACCAGGGGACCCCGCTGAAGCGGTATTACGGGCCGTGGACGCATAAGTCGCTCGCATTCACGACGCCCGCGAAACCGTCGCTTGACATGACGTACAACGCGTCAACCGGCAAGGCGACGATGACTTACACGACCGAGCATCCAGACGGGGCTGCCGAGGTCTACGACACGCTCGTCAATATGACGGTTCACAATGCGAAGACAGTGACGAACGTCGGCTACACCGCGCTGACGCGTTCGTTCGAGTACGAGGTGCCCGATTCGGGCATCCTGGGAATCGGCGAGTTCCGCAAGGTGACGGGCACTGCCGTCAATCGCGGTTTCGTGGGCAATTCGGCGACGGCCAGCGCAACGCTCTACGTATGCCACCCGAACCCGCCCGTGTGCGGAACGCCGTCGCTGCTGTATGCGACCAAGGGCGTGCTGTCCACCGCTTCCATGCGCATCCCGCTGTCATCGCCAGGAATCGTCAAGGACGGCAGCACGTCAATCCGACCGACAGAGATAGTGCTCCAAAGGCTGAAGAACTACACCTCGCCGACCGACGCATCGGGTGCGGCGTCCTCGCAGAATTGGCAGAACGTCGCAACCGACAACGGTACGACGAACGGCTTGTCCGATACGTGGGTGAATGCGGTTTCAGATGCTGGGAAGTACACATGGTACCGCTTCGCTGCAAAGCGCGACGGATATACGACCTACGGCGTGCCCGTCCAGGCGAAATGCATCAACGTGCCCGATTCGTCGCAGACGACCGGGCGCGCGAAAATCGAGAGCATCGCATCGGGCGACGACGGCAAGTCGCTCGCCATCACGCTGAGCGGAAAGGAAGCCGACGACGACGGCTACGAGGTGAGCTGGTCTGACGCCACAGATGCATGGTCGTCCACAATCCAGCCGTCGACGTTCGACACGGCTGGTTCAAGCCTGGTCATCAAAGGATTGACCGAGGGCACCGAGTATTACGTCAAGGCGCGCGCGTTCGACGTGGATTCAGACGGAATCAAGCACTTCGGCGACTACAGCGACATGGCTGCTGGGATTCCGATTACCATACCGTCGACCGTAGTCCTGAGCGGGCCGAGGACGACGCCGCGCGGCTCTAACATAGTCTTGTCATGGATATACGACGTCACCGCGCCTCAAACGGAGTGGCGTCTCGTGGATCTGTCAGACAAGGTCCGTTTCAGCGGTTCGGGCGCTGCGACCAGCTACATCATAACCCCCGAAATGTACGGCAGCGCGTCGTATCTCGCGCTCGCCGTCGAGATGACAACGGGCGGGGGCTGGGCGCGCTCTGCCCCGATAATGCTGAACATCGCCGAGCCGCCTACGTGCGAGCTGGACATGCCCGACGAGCTGGAGGCGCAGCCGATAGCGTTCACCGTCGCGAGCAACAAGGGCGATTCGGTGCGCGTGGTCGTCACCGCGCTCGGCTCCAGCGGCACGGGGCTGCACGGCGACAGGCAGCAATACGCAGGCGATACCGTGTACAACGGCTTGCACGAGCCGACATGGGAGACCGTGTCGAACGTGCGCCAGGCGTCCATCGAGCTGCCGACAGGTCTTGCGCTTGCTGATGGCGCGACGTACCGAGTGGACGTCACGGCGGTGGATGACGGCTCAGGGCTGGCGAGCGAGACGCAGACAGCCGAGTTCGCTGTCGCATGGGCGCACAAGGCGCAGCAGCCTACGGCGTCGGCTACCGTCTCGCAGGCCGACATGTCGGCGACCGTCACCGTCTCCGCGCCGAGCGGCTACGTCCAGGGCGACAGATTCGACCTGTACCGCGTGACTTCTGACGGCGAGCGGCGGATCGCATCCGCGCTGCCGTTCGGCTCTGCCGTCACGGACCGCCTTGCGCCATACAGCGCAGACGGCGCGAACCTGCGCTACATAGCCGTGACGCGCACCGCCGACGGAGACGCGTGCATATCGGCAGACATACCGTACACGCTGAAGGGCAGCGAGCTGCGCCTCGACTGGCCTGAGAACCATGTCGAGCTGCCGTACGACCTGGAAATGGGCGATACGGTCTCGACGGACGCCGAGACGCGGAAGCACATGGACGGCGAATCCGAGAGCTATGCTGAGAGCGGGTATTCCCGCAGGGCGTCGTTCTCGGCGAGCCTCGTGCGATTCGAGGATGCCGAGCGGCGCGAGCTGGTGAGGTCAATGCTCCAGCATCCGGGCAGCGTGTTCGTGCGCACGCCCGACGGACTTGCGTTCGCCGCGCAGATAACGCCTGGGACGATGAACCGTTCGGTCGGCGATGCGAAGGAATCGGTGGACATAACCGCGCAGGAGCATGCGCTCACAGACGGCGACAAGCCGACATCGACCGATATCGCCGTGCCGCAATGGGGCGGCGGGGCTGTCGAGGCGCTCAACGGCGTCGTGTACGACGCGACGGGCGGATTCCCGATGGACGATTGGGTGTTCATCGGCTACGACGGAACGACGCTCTACGTGTGCGACCCGAATGCCGTCGTGCGCGACGATAGCGGCGATGCGATGGTCGATTGGGTGTTCGACGGCATCGCGCTGTACGACGAGAACGGCGACGTGGTCGACGTCACCGACGAGCCAGAGGAGTAGGCGATGGCTATCGATTGGAGGCACGGCTACTCTGCGACCTGGCGCGTGTGCCGAGTGGACGCGGGCACCTGGGAGCCGTGCGGCGAGCTGGGCGGCATCGAATCCATTACGGTAGAGCGCGACGGCAGCGACGAATCGCCGATGCTGGAGAGCGCCGTCGTGACGGCTACGATGCCCGCTTCCGAGCCGTTCGAGCCAGGATGGTTTCGCG